ATGGAGTAGATGGTTTAATTGCTAACCAATATTTTGGAGGTAAAAACCCGGCATATCCAAATAATGATTCAAATGGTACTCCTAATCCACTTAATCCTGGATTAGATAAGTTTGGTAGTAGTATTAGTATACTTTGTTCTACATACTATATACCAAGTGATAAGTTAAGTTTAAGTCCATATAAAGAATACAATGGGTAAACCAAGAAAACCAGTTCCTAAAACACAGAAACAAATTAGTGTTTCTAGACATGTTGCCTTTTCTGGCATAGAGGGAAGAGATGTATTATCAAATCCAAATCAACCTGAAAACCCAAATGCTAAAAATACAGGAATAGATTTTAATAGATCTAATGAATTATCACTTAGTGGAGATGTAAATAAACAATTTTCAGTGGGTATAAAAGATTTAGATGAAGCAGTATTTTACTATTTTAATAATATAATCCAACCATCAGTAATACAAAACGGAGCAAGAAGAAATGTACCTGTAATATATGGCGCACCAGAAAGATGGAAATCATTTAGAAAGGATGGATATTATAGAGATAAAGGAGGTGCTATTATGTTACCTATTATAGTAATAGAAAGAAATAATTTAGAAAAAGACAGATCAGTAGCAAATAAATTAGATGCTAATCAGCCAAATTTATATGGAACATGGGGTAAGGGATACAATTCAAAAAATATATATTCAAATTTCAACATTCTGAACAATAGAATACCTGTTGAAACATTCAATATAGTAGCACAACCAGATTATGTTACTTTAACTTATGAATGTTTAATACAGACATACTATATGGAGCAGTTAAATAAAATAATTGAAGCAGTAGAATATTCTTCTGATTCATATTGGGGCAATCCTGAAAGATATTTATTTAGAGCTTTTATAGATAATTTTTCTACTGCAACAGAATTAACAAAAGGTCGAGATCGTTTGGTTGTCTCAACCTTTAGTATTAGATTGAGGGGATATATTATACCTGAGGTGTTACAAAAGGAATTAAACGCTGCTAAAAAGTATAATTCTAAGGCAAAGGTTGTAGTTACTAATGAAACTGTAACTTCTTTGTCAGAGTTAGAAAAAGTGAATAATCCTACATCAGATGGTAGAAGTAGAAAGTAAAAAGATATATTTTATATCTAAGTTTAATATTTATAATAAAATTAAGTAATGGAAAAAAAGTTAACGAAAAAAGAATTACAACAACTAAAGGATTTTAAGACAACTTATGATCAAATAGTTAATAATATTGGGTTATTAGAAGTTAGAAAGTCAAGATTAAAAGCAGATTTATCAATTTTAGAAAGAGATAATTTTGAGTTTGGTCAAGAGTTATTTAAAAAATATGGTGAAGGAGAGATAGATGTAGAGAAGGGGAAAATAATATCATCAAAATAGTTTTTTGAGGAATTTTTTAATATTTATAATAAAATAACTTTAATACAAACAAAATGGCAGAGACTTTAATATCTCCTGGCGTATTAGCAAGAGAAAACGATCAATCCTTTATTCAAAGACAACCTGAAGCTTTCGGAGCCGCACTTATAGGACCTTCTCAATTAGGACCTGTTGGAATCCCAACCAAAGTAACATCATTCAGCCAATGGCAGAATATTTTTGGTAGTGGTTTAGCAGTAAGTGGTGCACAAGAAGTAGAATATATTTCAGCAACGTCTATAAGAAATTATTTCTCCCAAGGAGGAGAATCACTTTTATTCACCAGAGTTGTATCTGGTTCATTTGGTTCAGCATTTACTACACCAACATCAGCATCTAACTGTTTGATTGCTCAAAGTGGTAACTTAGCTTTAGAATCATTTAGACTAAAAACAATATCAGAAGGTGACATATTAAATAATTTCCAAGCAGCTGATTCAGCAGATGGTACATTGACTAATGGAACTGCCAATAATGTTAGATGGGAAGTAACAACTGTGGATTATGAAACAGGTAAATTTTCACTATTAATAAGAAGAGGTAATGATAGCACCAATAACAAAGTAATTTTAGAAACTTGGTCAGACCTATCATTAGATGTAACGTCACCAAGATATATTGCAAAAGTAATAGGTGATAGCTTTAACTCAATTGTAACTGATTCCTCAACAGGTGAAACTTACGTTAAATCAAATGGTAACTATAAAAATAATAGTAACTATGTTTATGTTTCATTAGTGCCAGGTGCAATTAACGGATATTTTGATAATGCAGGAGCTGTAAAAAGTTCACTAACATCATCTATGCCTATACCTTCTTCAGGATCGTTTGTAGGAGGTTCAGGTGGATTAGGGTTATCAACAGCACATTTTGGTAATCTTATTTCTCAAGATAACGTTAATGGATTAAGAGCAGTTGATTTCACATCATCTATTAGTTTATTAAATAATAAAGAATACACATTTAATGTAATAACAGCTCCAGGGTTGAATTATCAAAACGATACAACTGAGGTAGCTAGTTTAATTTCATTAGCAGAAAATAAACAAGATTGTATAGCAATAATTGACTTAGTAGCTTACAATGCTCAATTAGGAACAGTAACCACACAAGCAGGAAGTATTAATAGCTCATATGCAGCTACTTATTGGCCATGGTTACAAGTAATAGATGGATCAGGAAACCCAACATGGACTCCACCATCAGCACTAATACCAGGTGTTTATGCATTTACAGATAAATCATCAGAGCCATGGTTTGCTCCAGCAGGTATGATTAGAGGTGCTTTAGGTAATGTGATTAGAGCAGAAAGAAGATTAACAACAGGTAACAGAGATACTTTATATACAGCAAATGTCAATCCTATAGCAACATTCCCAGGTAATGATGTTGTAGTATTTGGACAGAAAACGCTACAAAAACAAGCTTCAGCTTTAGATAGAGTAAATGTTAGAAGATTATTAATCTCACTTAAGAGCTTTATTTCACAAATAGCTGATAACTTAGTATTTGAACAAAATACAGCAGCTACAAGAAATAACTTCTTAACACAGGTTAATCCATACTTAGAAACAGTACAACAAAGACAAGGGTTGTATGCCTTCAAAGTAGTAATGGATGAAACAAATAACGGACCTGATGTGGTTGATAGAAATGAGTTAGTTGGTGCTATTTATTTACAACCAACTAAAACAGCAGAATTTATTATGTTGGATTTCAACATACTCCCAACAGGAGCTACGTTTCCATCATAAAAAATAAAATATAGAATATTTATAATAGAATAAATTATAATAACAAATGGCAATAATAAACGCAAACGACGTATTTTTCACAGCTTTTGAACCAAAACAACAAAATAGGTTCTTAATGTTAATAGATGGTATCCCTTCTTACCAAGTAAAAGGAGTTGGAGCTGTATCTTTAACTCAAGGAACAGTAACACTAAACCATATCAATGTTCAAAGATATATAAAAGGTAAAACAGTATGGAATACAATTTCATTTACCTTATTTGATGCAATTACACCTTCAGGTGCACAAGCAATAATGGAATGGGTTAGATTACACCACGAATCAGTAACAGGTAGAGATGGTTATTCAGATTTCTACAAAAAAGATTTAACATTTAACGTATTAGGACCAGTTGGTGATGTAGTGTCAGAATGGATTATTAAAGGAGCTATGATTACAGAAGCAAGTTTCGGTGATTATAGTTGGGATAGTGACAATGCAGCACAAGAAATTTCAATGACTGTACAACCAGATTATTGTATATTAAACTTCTAATATAAATCAAAAAAATTCCTTAAAGAGGTTTGGCTTTTGTCAAACCTTTTTTTATCTTATATTTATAATAAACGTTATATAAAAAATAGATTATGACTAATTTTAAATTTCCAACAGAGGAAATAGAGTTGCCCTCTAAAGGATTAATATATCCTAAAGAAAATCCACTTTCTAGCGGCGTAGTTGAAATGAAGTATATGACTGCTAAGGAAGAAGATATTCTTACCAACCAAAATTACATTCAAAACGGAACTGTATTAGATAGATTATTAAAATCTTTAATAGTTGATAAAAAAATCTCAATAGAAGATTTGATTATTGGTGATAAAAATGCACTATTAATATCAACTAGAATATTAGGATACGGATCAGAATACACGTTTAACTTTGGTGGAAAACAACAAACAGTTGATTTAACACAACTTAATAGTAAACCAATAGATGAATCAATGTATGAACAAGGAATCAACGAGTTTGAGTACCATATTGAATCAACAGATACTACTATTCAGTATAAATTATTAACTGGTAGAGATGAAAAAATCATCAATCAAGAGATTGAAGGTATAAGAAAAATTTCCCCT